CTATAGAGGTTTCCAAGAGTATGCTCTCTTAAGTGATTGGAAGCTTGCTGTCAAGCGTGCTAACAAAAAGGTTCTACAATATTTTGATAGTACGCGCAAACACACTTTAACAGTTGTGCAGGGTATTGAAGACAGTATAGCCAGTAAGATTTCACAAGCCTTTGGGATGAATATTACACGTGAAGGTGTCCACAAATTTCTAACCATAGCTGCGACTTTAACGGGTATTAGCGCCCTAGCTATTCCCATAATCAAGTATGCTTATGGTCTAGTAATGCCTTCCAAGGCTTCTGAACAGTCTTATTTCGTAAATAAAGAAAGTACAGTCAAGAACACTAAGTTGTCGCTTCGAAATGCTATTAAAGAAGCGGCGGCTCAGAGACAAAGTTCTTCCGTAATCCCTATGCTACGAAAGATAGAACGATCTTCGGCTGTTATGTCCATTAAGACTGATTCCGGGCAAACGATTTTGGGTAAGGTGTTCTTTATAGATACTAATACATTACTGCTCCCATTACATTTCTATGATGACATATTGAGCTATCCTAAAGCTCAATTTGTCATTGACGATGGGGAAACTAACGTCGTTGTTGGCATGGAACATCTTGTTGATAAGTGCAGTGCTGTAGAAACCGAGACACTGGAATTAGTAATTGTTCAAAGTGACATCTTTAAAAAGACTAGAAAGAATCAGTTAGAAAGTTTTGTTAGTCGTGACACGCTTAACAAGTTAACCTCTAAGTTTCAAATTGCACTGTTTCCACAAACGGAGCAAATCATGATGTCGGGTTCAGCATACATAGGAAAACTTCACTATGCGAACAAGACAGTAGACAAGATGATCAAGTACAATGTTGATACAGGCAAAGGTGACTGCGGAAGTATGATTTATCTGATGAACCCTAATGTGGGAAAAGGAGTTATATGTGGTATGCATGAAGCGGGAACCAGTAAGGGTCACGCGGATAGAACTGCAGCTGCATACATATTGACTAAAGAAGATATAATGGAAGCCCTTGAAGAATTAAATCCTCCTAGCGAAGAAATAGAATGTCAAGGTAATACGTTAACATCCCAATTCAATCACAGTCCTTATGGGTATTCAAAAATAGTTAAATCACCTTTTGCTAAACAGAACGAAATACCCTTGGTCAAGATGCCTGCCAGATTATATCCAGACTATGAACGAAACATTGATCCGATGGACATTTGTCTGGCCAAATATAAGCCTTACCCTAAAAATATAAACACAGAAAGTTTACTTAAAGCTAGAACCGACGTGGCTGACGATTTGACGTCATTCGAATATGTACCTCATTATGGTAGCAGAGTTCCTTTTGAAATAGCTTTCTTTGGTGATCCTCTTAATCCTTATATGAAAGCTATTCCTACTTCTACTTCGAGTGGTTATCCTTATAAGTTCACTGATAAAGATATCAAAAAGACTATTAAGGAACAGGGACCG